GATGAACTTTCATCAAGGTTAATTCCTAAATCATCCAAAGCTTCTTTCATGATTTTTTTATTTTCAGGAGTTTCTTTATTTAAAGATTCTGTTAACGCTTGTTTTAAAGTTTTATTATATCTCTTTTTATCGAGTGATTCAACAAATGATAATCTAGCACTTTCTACTGCAGGTATTTCTACTAAGTCGAAAGCATAATTGATAGGTATCTGGATCAACTTCTTCTTCACCATCAGGACCAGTTATTAAATCACCAGTTCCTCTAGATGATATCCCCAACCTATACCCATACTTAGCTAACTGATAAGCGATACGGCCACAAGGTGTATCAAGGATATCTACATAAGCTACCAGCTGACCATCTTTATCTTTAACCGGCGGTTCTGGCATAACACAAGCTACTTTTTCAATATCAACTTCCTCGTAGTCAGGATGGCATAATTGACCAAAAATACCACCGTTAGCAAAACGTTCTTTAATCAGATCAGAATTTAAAAGGTTTTCTCAAAGAGATTCACTATATCTTCGACCATTTCTAGTACCATTGGTAAAGTCAGCTACCTTACCATATAATCTACCTAAGATACCTCTCTTTTCCTTCTCTTCAGGAGAGAGATTTTTAAATTTTAAAAGAGTATCTTCATTTAGTTTATTTATCATTGTTGCCTCCTTGATAGAGAAATACATAACATACAAAAGATTACCAACATCTAAAAGAACTTAGATTTTTGGCTTATAATTATATTTAATTTAGCATTACTAAAATAATATTTTCAATTAAATTTTTTATTTAAACTTTCTGTGGCCTGATACTAATTCCATTACAAATACATCAGCTTTAATTAATTTCAGTAATCTATATGACGGATCAATATTAAATGTTTTAAAATATATTTCTAAAGCCCTTGTTATTTCATCAGCCCTGACATGTTTTAAAAACATTGGTTTATCATCACATTCAAATTGTAAAATCTGATTTAATAATCCTGAAAGAGTAGTAAGAATTGTTTTAGCTTCTTGGGTAGCATTCTCATCAGATCTCATAATGTTAATATATAATTTAGAATGCTTTTTATTATATGATTGTCTAATTTTTTCGTAAAATTTTATTATTGACAACGGTCTAGAATTATTTATTTTTCTAAGGATATCCAGTGGGATATTTTCAGATTTATATAAAGTAGTAATATCATCTGAAATATCCTCACCTTTATCTTTTAGTTCTGTTAAAAGTAATACTACATCACTTTTAGATATCATTATTTTTTCCTCCTATTTGATATAATCAACTTAGTTTAATTTTATTATCCTACTTCGTTGTAAGATATTCCCATTTCTGACCAGCTAGGTAAATTATTTTCTTCAGTTAATAACTCACCTTCACCCGTTGCGAATGATTCTTCTGGTGCTTCTGGTTCTTCCATTGGTGCTGAGCCGGCTTCTTCTGGTGTTGGTAATTCATCGGCTCCACCCATATCACCTGAATCTCCACCAAAGTCTAAATCTCCGAAGTCGAGATCTCCGCCATCATCTCCACCAAAATCATCCATTCCCATTTCATCACCGCCAGTATCACCAGTAGATTCTTGTTCTTCGGTTAATCTATCAATTTCATCCTGAATAGCAGTGATAACATTAATATCAGAAATAGTATCAGATAATAAAGACTTGAGAATAGTTAATTTAATAGTAGTATCTTCAATCATGTCTACTAAACTCATAATTTCTCTGATATTAGAAATAGAACTTGAAAGATTTTCTTTTCTATCCTTTTCCTCTTGAGTTGTAGGAGATTGCATCTTTAATCTGAATTCATTAATATATTTAGTAAGGCCTTTATCTAAAAGGATTAAATTAATGGCATCAGTTAAAGCCTGAATCATTGCATTCTGTACTCTCTTAACTGTCTTAGCATATCTACTAGAAGTTAATGATAAAGCAGTACCACCATTAAATCCAGTAGCATCATCAGTATCACCTAAATATTGTTTAGGAATACCCAAAGCACCATAAAGTTTATTTTTAAAATAATCAAGGTCAACTAAATCACCAACATTTACATCTCCACCGATTTGTCCTGTAGTAATAGCACCTTTGCCATCATGAGTAGGAATATAAATAACATTTTCTACTGGTCCTGGATTGGTGTAATTATTATATGATGAATTTACATTTAAAGAAGATTTCTGCTCAATAGATTGTTTAATTCGGTGTAATAGTTTTTGTACATCATTCTTTTCCATATCACCGACTTCAACTGAAACAGTTCTAATAATTGAAGATTTAGTAATTCTATTTAATAATACTGAATTTTCAAGAAGTGATAATTCTCTCCAGATCTTATAAATATTATATAAAATAGATTGACCTCTCTTTACTGAATATGTAGCAACTGAGTCTTCTACCTCATCAGGATTTCCATTTACTATAGTTACTTCTTCTGAGGTTCTATTTGAATTATCTTCTAAACAAGCATGAACTAATTCTGTAGCAGGGAACAAGTCAACATCACCTGTATTAAAATTATATTTAAATAAATTGCTATATTGAGAAATATAATCATCGCCAGAGGGAGCTCTAGTCTGGACATGAGATCTTATATAACCTACCGTTTTACCAAACCTTTGTAAATCAAACACCTCGGCAGGGTTTTTAATTATCTCCATATACTCTGCATATTTATCATCTTTCTGGTAAGCTTTTAATATGACATCTTCATTTAAGATTTCTTTTGGTTTAAATAATCCTGAGTTATATTCAGAATCTCTAAATAATCTTAAATATAGATCTCCATATTTTATTAAAGAATACATCCACCCGAAAATATTTTTATCAACATTCATTGAATCAAGAAGGTGTTCTACTTCACCCAAAACACGTTCATCATCAGATTCAGCTCAAACAATTTGTCCGTGTTCATTAGGTTCACATGCATCTGAAGCATAAATATCCAAAGCTACCGAAATAATTGGATCTTGTGCCATATTATCGATTAAATTATATACTTCATCTCTGGCTTGTGAGATAGAAGTAAATTCATTTATATCGGTTAAATCCAATATATGATTCTCAGCAGCATCAATAATATTTGAATACAATGTATTTTTTGTATCAATATCATTTATCCTATCTGGTAATGGTACAGCTATGGCTTTATTTTTATAATCTATATTTTTAAAAGTTTCATCATTTGGCATATATTAACCTCCATTAAAATAATATTATACCATCTGAGGGGTAATACTCTTCGGCTTCACCCATCCCAAAATCTATATATGGTCTACTAATGGTAACGTTTTTCGGTAAAGCATTTTCAATCAAATTTGATTGGAATACAGCTAGGGGATCAACTGATGATTCAGACTCATTGAAATTTGCCATGAGGGTGGCATTTTCTCCGAATTCATAAGCATATTCATCTGCATGCATCGAAGCATTTCATAAAGCACCACAAACAGCATCGATGGCATCTTTACTTCCACGTGTACCACCTTCAGGGTGATTTATGTGTCCATCAGATTGCTTTTCTAATCCTAAAACTTCTTCAGTGAGGAAATCACAATCTTTATAGACAGAAAGTCGCCTATCATAAATAGTAGACTTTAAATACGCATAGGGCAGACACTGTTTTGTTTCTGAATCAAGTCTATCTACCGATATAATTTTAGCATCAAAACCATCGGCATTTAATTGCTGTTGTATTTGAGCACTCTGGAATGAGTCAGAACTTACTCCCTTTATTCTAAATCCTTGCTGCTTAAGCCATCTAATAAACGTTCTATTTTTATCAAAAGATATTTCATAACCCTTAGGGGCTTTTACTGAAACATTAAAAGCTACCTGATAAAACATTTCTTTTGAACTAGATTCACCTTCAATTTTTGGACTCTTTCCTACTACATATACTCCGGCTATACCAGTTTTATCTCCTGACATAGACATATCAAGGTGAATATAGATAGGTTTTGATTTTAAATTAGAAGGTACTTTAGTTAGATCAAAGTAGTCTTGATATTGAGTAAGATCATCCTTTGAATTCCCTACCTCAATAACCTCCTTAGTAAATGGATTTTTGTATGAATCAGTTTTTATTTCATTTCAGCGTATTCCTGAAATATATTTAAAACTAGCTGCTGTAGCAATACCGGCAATATCAGTTAATGCACCATCTATATTTTCTCTAAAGTTTTCATAATAACCAATAGGAACTTCTAATATACTGTAACCCTTAGCTCTGTATTCCTCAACTAAACTTTTTGGAGATTTATAAGGAATTAATTCATTAGCTAAAAACTTATTCCCTATTGCTACAAAGAAATGTTCAGGACTATCTTTTCTTGAGTCTACTACCCACTGAGGTTCATCTACGATTAAAGTATTGGTTGATTCATTCTTTTTCTTGGTTTCAATAAATGATTCAAGGAATGATTGTTCACTATTTTTTGATGAAGCAATAATATTTAATGTTGGTAGATATGTACCACGCATAAATCTTGATTTCATACGAGCATCAATTTGTGAGATTAATTGAAGTTGTTTTTTCTTTAACTTTTCTACATCATTTGTTAATCCTCAGTTAACTTCATCTACGAAATTTGCAAATAACGCTCTACCAATTACCTGGTTATTACTTGAACCAACAATTAATTCAATGTGTTTATTTGGTCGATATTCTAAGTTAGAAATACCAGCCATCTCACCATGAGACATAAACCAATCACTAGATAAAATCATTTGATTCATTTTATCTAAAGCAACGCCTTTAGCATTTTCAATAGTGATGTTCATTAACGAGATAGTTATTTTATCAATGGGTTGCATCCCATAATATAAATAAGGATCCTTTAAACATAAAAGTCGATATAGTAAATAGAGTAAACAAATAACTGCAATAGTTGATTTACCCAACCCGATAGCACCAGTTAAAATAATAGTGTTGTATTTAGTCGTTGTATTAGTAGGAAATATATCTTTTAATTTTTCTTCTCAATAAGGAAATACGGTGAACTTACCTTCCTGATCATAAAGAGCATTTCCTAAGTATTTCCTTTCATGTAAGAAAGTAGTAATATCAACGGGTATTTCATCTCAGTCAGTAGATAAAATAGTATTTAATTTAGTTGAATTACCATTTAGAGAATACTCCTGTAAAATTTCTAATACAGCTTTCTTTTCTTGTTCAGTTAAATTACTTAAATCTACCATAATATATTATATAGTTTTATATCCGGCCATCTACTCGGTAGATATAGAAGTTTTCATCCTCATCTCTTAAGGTAGTACTACCACTTAGTACATATCCCATATGTGCATTGTTAAGCGTTGTCTTATCAGTGTTTACTGAAGCAAAACAGAATAACTGTTCACACGTTTTAGAAGTAGTTAATTCAGAGGCAAATCCGCCAGCAGCATAAGGATAACCACTTTGATATGTTCTAGGGGGTGAAGTAGTTAAGTCTATTTCAAATATCAGCTGTGAATAAAAACACATAGCAAATATCTTTATCCTGCTGTAATTAGACATGTTAATTGCCTGTGTTTTCTTACCTTGCAGAGTGCCTGTCCATAGTGTTACTCAGTTATTAACTGTTCATTCTCTTATTGCACCATCATGGTAATAGTAGCAAGGTTTATGGGCATCAAATGTTACTCTATAGGTATCATAAGCTCTACCAAGATATTTATAAATCAACCCATCTTCTGTTGTAGGTAATGATTGAACAATCGGAGTTGTATGTAATTTTGCTTTGCCATCAGGCTGTGGAACACATACTAAATATATTGACTTATTAGCAGTAAGGGTTGTACCTGTGTTAAATGCATATCGTAAGTCGGCCAAAGCACTATTGAAATGGGCTGCTACTTGATTCCAGTCTGGTATTTTAGCCCCAGCTGAAGCTGTACCTGTTGACTGCCACCACCATACTTGTGATAGTGGGTAGAATGACTCGGTGGTAAGGGTTTTGTTAGTAGCCGTAGAATTGTTAATGGCATTTACTGGAAGTAGATATTCATCATCATAGGTAAGCAATACTTGATATCGATATAAATTAGTTTTTGCCTTTCAGCTATTATAAGTTGAAGACAACTTGTATACATCCGTAGTATCTCTGTTCGCGATATATCACCAAGCACCACTAGCATGAGCAGTACTACCTACTGTATGATTTGTTAAATATATCAGATGAAGAACTGAATACTGTCCCTTGTGTGTAGTGAACCTAGTGTTACCCTCAAAATATACCTCTTTGGCCCCAGTAGTAGATCCATCGGCCAACGTAAGATTCAGTGTTGCATTACCACTTCCCGCGAATGGCATATATAGAAGTATTTGTTTACCATCATAAAGTTCATAATCTTTAGTAACACCTGTCCAAGTACCACTAGTAGCCGTCCAAGTTCCTGTTATATATTCTATAGCACCAGGCCCAGTTATTTGCATAGCACTAGAAGTTATATCCGGCTTAGCTTCTTTTCC